GAGATTCAGAATTTTTCATTGCTGGTACAAACAATTGAGACAAATACATTGGTCCAGAAACATTGATATCATACGCTCTTCTAAAGTTTTCCATAGTTTCGTTTATTAGATATGTTGGCCCTGCTCCACCGCCAGCATTATTTACTAATAGATCTAAAGTTATATCTTTATATTTATCGTAGAATGCCTTGATGGCTTTTTCATCAGTAATGTCTAAGCTGTATGTCTCTATGTTGTCAGAAGCAATCTCTGCCAACTTAGATAAATTACGTGACACAGCAATAACTTTGTACCCATTTTGGGATAAAACTTTTACTGTTTCGTAACCTACGCCCTTGCTAGCTCCAGTAACTATGGCGGTTTTCATATTTACATCGTTGGATTATTTACTGGCTCCATGGTTCTATACCAATGAAGTGGTACCATATACTTAAATCCGCTCTTAACTAAGTGTGCGGTGTGATGATATGGTGGAGATGATGGGAATATAATAACGCTCCCTGCCTCTGGCTTAATGGCTATAGTAACTCTGTTTCCATCTTTTGCTACGGCAAAATCTTCTTCTGGCTTGCCCTGTATGATTGGTGCGTCTGGAGATTCAATGGTAAATGAAAGTTCTCCACCCTCGTAATCATCGTTTAAATAAAACACAAGTGAGTACTTTAATCTAGTGTCTCCTTCTTGCTGATCAAAGTGTGCTCCCATGTAGGTTCCTGGGCTATACTTCTTAATATCAAATAATGGGAAATTGATGGGAGTTTCGTTGTCTCCGTGAGCTTCCGCATAATCTTTACAAACGGCATAGAAGGCATCCATGATGGTGTTATAAATGTATCCAGCCTTATTGTCTGTTGTTTTAATTACTCTCTCTTCATCAGATGGGTTTACAGTTTTTTGAGCTCCGTAAAGATACATCTCTCCACTACAGGCTGTCCACTCATTCCATTTAGTAACTGAATTACCCCATTCCTCATTTTCTGTGGAATCAATCATCTCCACAAACTTTTTTGGATCTGGTATTACGTTCTTGTAATAGTAAACATTTTCTTCTAATATTTCTTTTTCCATGTCAATCTCCTATTTTATATTTCTTACCATTTGGATCAATCTTATAACCTTCTTTAAGAAGATCTTGCCACTCCGCCTTTTCTACTGCTTGCTGATCTCTAATCTTCTGCATTTCTTCTGCCCAAGCATCTCTGACTTCTTGTGGATAATCTGATTCTTCTCTATCGTCCCAGAAAGACCCTAGAGTGTATCTAACTCCTGAAGTTATCATACTTACTTCATGCATGTTATTAAATCCGCCATCAAATGCAGCTAACAATCCAGTCTTAGGCTGTATGCTAATATCTTGTGATGGAAACTTAAGCATACCACCCTCAAAATTATCATTCAAATATAAGAAGGCTGCGTATCTACTTCTTGCAAATGGCCCAGTGTTTCCTTTTTCATCTGTGTTGTCTGAATGTATTCTTGCATATGCTCCAGGCTCCCACTTTTGAGTATGGTATCCAATTTGAACTACCTTTTTAGGATCTAGTCCATGAACTGAAGCAACAGCATCTATAATTCCAGATCTAATTTGAGAAAATATGTCTGACTCCAAGCCAAACTCTTCTATCTCTGGATCTCCATCTTGTGGCAAAACCGATGAGTAAGATTCATAAAAAGAAATTGGAGTCCATGATAGTTTTTCTGTTTCAGCCTGCTTGTCTAAAACTTTTATTAAAGCAGCGCACTGCTCTTCAGTTAAAAAGTTTTCATAAAGGACTATGTCCTTAGTCAATCTATTTTGATTATTTAAATTCATTTTATCCTCACTAATCCATCTAGGTTTTTCTTTTGTACCTTTTCCTGGTACTCTGCCATTATTTCACCTTGCATTGATATCCACTTATCTCTGCCATACTTCTCTTCATTCTCAAACCATTCTTTATCGCCAAGGTCATACTTTTGCCAATACATTCTAGTAAAAAGTTTTTCTCCGTTTAAGTTATTTGTAACTCCGTGTAGGTATACCTTTCCATCTTCTGTAAGAATTTCTGGGTGCCCTGAAGGAAAAACTAAAAAATCTCCAGCTTTAGGCTTGTAAGAAAATATTTTATTATTAATAATAAATTCAACTTCTCCGCCATCATAGTCGTCGTTTAGGTATGTAGTAGTTGTAATTGCAAATTTATATCCTGGGGTCTTAATAGGCTCTCTAATAAAGTCAGAATGATAATTCATTGCCAATGGGTGTCCTTTTCCTGCATCATCAAAATACTTGCATAGGCTTGGACCAGTCCATCTCCAGGTGCTTATCTCAGAAACTACAGATTGCTCAGAGTTATAAGTTTCTGAGTACAAGGAGTTTACTGGATTAGAGACATGAGTAGGATCAACATCTAGGTTAAACCTATTAATAAAATCATTATTTACTTTATGAAAACCTTTAACTAGCTCACAAATAAAATATTTTTGATCTCTTCCCTTATCGGTTGTAGGCTCTTCATGATCCCAGGCAAACTTCATTTCTCTATCGGATTTGTTAAAATTTATTCCGAACTTTTCTACTTTTTCTCCAAATTCGTACCATGGTTTCCAGTCTTCAAATATTCCTGTTTCTGAACTTCCAATATCTTTAGCTATCCTATACATCTTGTCAACATCTTCTAATACGCCGTTATAAACTATAATATATGGATATATTTCTTCGCTATACATTCTTATCTCCATCTATTAAAACCCTATAGTACTTCTTATCAGGTTCTGGCTTAACTTCTCCAGTATGTTCTAATATAGTCCAAAAGAATGGAACTGTATATCTTATGCTACCTTTTATTTCTGTTACACCGTGAATATAATTCATATCTCCAGGGAAAAAGTAGGCAGCACCTCTTTTAGGCTTAAATTGAATTCCTTGATTAGGGAAATATAACTCTCCGCCTTCATAATCATCATTTAAATAAAACAAGCTAGCTAAATCATACCATGGAAAATCATTGGACAATCCAGCATCTGGCCCTTCATGTAATTCTTTGTCTGCGTGTGGTCTTTGGAATTGACCAGGTAGCCACCTAACGATTGTCTGCCCAGTTGGCTGAGCTTTTACCTTATAAAAATCTTCTATGATTGGCTGTAGTCTTTGAAAGAGTCCAACTATAACTGGAACAATGTTTGGATCATTTTTGTTTAAAGATGGAGCACTACAAACTCTGTCTTTCCAATAACTTGAATCATATATAACTGTTCCATTTTCATTTACATGATCTTCTGTGTAGTCCCAAATTGTAATCTTTTTAGCAGCTGACTCAAGGAAGTTTATCTCATCTTCAGTCATAAAATTTTCTAGTTCAACAATCATATCCTTGCTGTACCCAAAAAATCCAGATGGGGTTATTGATTTCGGTGCGTGTAAGTGTATGTCTTTGTTTACAATTTCCATACTTAATTATACCATTCCATTAGAAGCAGTATTATCATTTACAGATAACCTCAAAGTCTTAGTTTCATGAGAACCTAAAGAATTACCGTTCTCATCTACAGCGTCTCTATACCAATCCGTCCAGTTTCCAGAAGAATTTATAACCTGTGCGGCTTCTCCATAAGACATATTAGCATTGTGTCTAGACCTGTCATCATCTCTATACTGAACAATCTCTATAACTGAATTGTTTAAGTTACTCAAAGATATTGGAATTATTGTAGCTATTGGAGTACCAGCCTTGATTACAGTTTCTACATTTGCCTTTTTAGCTTTGATTGCTAAAGGCAATGGATTATCATAAAAAGATGTGCTCATTAAATTAGACATTGTTTCAAAATCTTCATTAAAATAATTTACTGGATTTATTGTCCATATACTAACATCTGGGTCTGTCCTAAAAACCATACCTGTATTTAGACTTATTGTAGACTGTCCTCGTCCAGAGTAAGCATCAGCAGGTTTAGTTATCTTTACATGCTGATCTGTCTGATCATTTATTCCATCCCAAGTAAAAATTATATCTTCTGTGCAGGATAAGTTCCATCCTACTACGTTGGCCTGTGTTACTGGAAAACATCTGTAGGCATGCTTTTCTGAGGTAACATCCATCCATTCTCTTTTAATAGACATTGGATCTATTTTAAACTTACACCCTTGCATTTTTTCTACCGATATATTAATCATTATTCATTATCCCACTTTGGATCATACATATCTGGCGTATGATATTTTTTGCTATAATCAAGCATTGTAACTATTGAATGTTTAGTTCCACTAGTTACTGGCATAGCTCTATGAGGATACATAAAATTAGAAGGAAATATATACAGGTCTCCAGCTTTTGGCTTTATGTTTAAACCCTGAAGTCTAAAAAATAGCTCTCCGCCTTCGTAATCATCGTTTGGGTATGCTACAAGTGACACAGTACAGTTATAAGAATATCCATGATCATGATGTTCTTGAAAGTGTTGGCCTGGTCCATATTTAATAAAATTAAAAGCTTCCCAATATTTTAATGGCATAATGTTAAACATTCTACGATAATCTTCAACTGCAGGATTTTGGGCATCATACACATCTTGCCACAAAGACTGTAGCTTTAATGATTCTTCGCTTTTATCTGCCTCTATGTCTGTTTTTTTAAACTTAAAATCTACACAATCTCTATAGTCTGGCATAAGTTGTTGGTATCCAACATAAGCTGGATTCCAGTGGTATCTTTTGCCATCTGGAGATAATTGTCCCCATGGGGCAACCTCTCCCAATACGCTGTCAAGTCTGTTTATAACATCAATTTCTGGTTTTATAACGTCTCTATAAACAACAATTCCTGTAGCCACTTCTTCTTTGCTAGACCATGTTTGCATTACTTGTACTCTCTTCTTGACCAGACATTCTTTATGTATACCCCACCGTCGGGAACCCTATACTTTTTCATGTTGTCATTCATTTTAGCATAAATGTCATTTTGAGACAATAGCTCTATTTCACTTTCCCAATCTTCTCTTTTAAATGGGATAATTTGCATATATGGGGTTCCAGCTTTAATTGTGCCTTCATATCCATCAACAACAAAAAATGGGAATGTTCCAGACAAATGAACTTTATCGTTATCTACAATCCCAGTAGTATTTAAAAATGGAAGATCGAATCTATTCATTGGTGTCATATATATACAGCTGTATCCTTCTGGAACCTCTAGACCCCAATCTGGCTGCCAAGCAAAGTGATACTTGTAGTAACCCTTTGGGTGCTCAAACTGTGGCATGGGTGGCCTTCTTGATACGAAGTCTCTGCAGTTTAATTCTGAAACCTTGACATCAATATTTCCCTGACTGTCTTTAAAAAATGTTATGTCGCATGGTGTTTTTAAAACGTAACCTGTTGAGAACCCATCCATAATTGCTGGGCAAGCTTTCCAAGTTGGGATCTTGCCATAATCATCCTTAGTTCCTTCTTTTGGAAATGGACAAACCGCTTTAGGAGCTTTAAAATAATCTCCGTTTGGCATCTTAGCAAATCTGTCTGCCTCCTTGTACCACTTTGGCATCACGGAGTGTGTTGTGGCAGGAGTTGACTTGCTATCTTTTTTTAACCAGGGCCTGAATGACCTAAAAATTATTTTCATTACTTATGACCGATTTCATTAATGTCTGTCATAATAACAACACAATACTTAGTTCCCTCTTTCATTGGCAATGACGCATGTTCATAAATATAGTTTGATGGGAATATTGCAATATCTCCAACTTTTGGGGTATGAATATGATTATCTAATCTTGGAAATTGTATCTCTCCACCCTCGTAGTCATCGTTAATATAAATTACTGCAGATACAGTACAATTATATGCTGGCCCATGGTCGGCATGAATTCTAAAATGCTTACCTTCTCCTTCATACTTTACAAAGTTAAATGCTTCATAATATACAACATTTATCCCCCAGTATCTTGCGTAATCATCAATACAAAATTTTAACTTCTCATAAATTTCATTATGTAAATCAATTAATGGAGCATTAAATTCATTTTTAGGGCCAAGGTTTTCTGGCTTAAATTTAAAATCTACGCAGTCCCTTGCCTTTTTAATCGGAACTACAGAATTTGTTACTTGAGCCTCTGACCATCTATATCT